GCCCTTGCCGTTCGGAGCAACCTGGAAGTCACGGCCGTAGGCCATGCCGTTCTCCGCTGACATCTTCTCGGCGAACTTGAGCTTAGCCATTCCTGTACCATCAGGCTGGATACCCTGGGCTCGAAGCTCACGGTAGAGGTTCAGCTCCCGCTCATGTAGGTTGTCCTTGGTCTTATCCGCGCCGTAGGCGCTCCGGGCGAAGCCCACCATCTGGCGCTTGGAGCGCTGGCACTCACCCCATGTGAGGTGGTCTCTGGTGGTGCAAGAGCTTGAGCAGTTCTCTCCAGCCATCAGTCGAACGCCCCCATGGTCTGGCGGGGCGCCCAGCCATTGTCCGAGGTCTCGTTATAGCCAGGATCTGCCCATTCACAGCCGATGCTGTAGATGGTGTTGCTCAAGACCTTGCGCTCGTCAAGGTTCATCAGGTGGAGGTCTCCACCAAGATAGCCGTCGTGATTGGACATGTAGTCCGCTTGACGGTAGGTCTGATCGAAGTCCTTGCCTGGGTCGCCGCCACGGGTGGATCCCATGGGACGGGAGGCCTGGGCGGGGTTGTAGGCGAAGTGGGTCTCAACCCACGGGCCGTCGATGGGCGTCTTGATGGTGCCCATGCCGTCTGGTCCAGCGTGCTCTGCCGGATGAATGCTCGGATTGACACCGAAGCGTGCGGTTCCTGCCTTACCTGCCATTTTAGTAAACTCCTGATCCCTGTGGGCCAGGTCCCTGATACGGGATCGACTGGCTACCGGGCCTTGGTCCTGGACCCATGCGGGTCATATCCTTGCTGGCCACGGCTGGCCTCTTACCCTTGGTCGGCGGGCGCACAGAAGGCTTGGGTCCGCCCTTCCGGGCACCGACCTTCTTAACGGCCGGAACAGCCTTCCGGACCTGGGTGATCTGCTTGGCAGACTTAACGGGCTTCTTCTTGTTGGCAGCCATTACTTACCCTTCGCCGCGTCGGCGCGGCCCTTGGCGGAGAGCTGGCCCATCTTCTTGGCACCATACTTCTTCCTGCCAACCGCAGCAGCGATTGCCGCGCCCTTCTTCCCACCACCGGCAGCCTTGGCCACAGCAGCAAAACGACCGCCCTGGCCGAGGGGTGCCTTAGGATTCGGCTTAGCAGCCATGTCATCCTCCTACGAGGTTGCTTGAAATTCTCCACCAACACCCGAGTTGAGGATGTTGGTGCGGTCAGTCGGGCTGATCGGCTGGTTGTTTACGAACACCTGCGTGGCAGCCGCTATCTGGTCTGTGGACTGATACCGCTGTGCGGTGAAGGTACCACCGTTGTTGAGCACCGTGAAGTACCGGTTGATGCGATAGCGATACATGAGGGCGTTCTGTCCCATAGGCCCCTCTTCGAGGAAGGGGGGATTGTAGAGTTGGGGCTGGTTGTCCGAGACTGACACAGCCTGGACCATCAGGCTTCGGGGACCATCCGCCAAGACGAATGACGGCTGGTATGCCGCCAGAGCGGAAGCCCTCTGAAAGAGGGCCAGCGTGAGCCCTGCCGGGCTCGCAAGGGTGACGGACTGTACGGGTGAGGCAAGGCTGTCCGAGTCGCTCAGAGAGGCTGTGGAGCCGTTTGTGCCCACGGCGTGGAACGCCAGTTGTGAAGCAAGCTTCAGTGGTGAAGCCGGGATGGTGGTCACGGAGTCCTGTGCGGATCCGAAAGCGTTGTGCTCCAGAATCGCAGTGGAGGAGGCTCCGTTGAGGACAGCAGCAATAGCCACAGCATTTGTGCTGGGGATGTCCTTGTCACCAACCCCGAGGGTTGGTGCGGGAACAAAGGTGAAGGTGGCGGAGCTTCCGCTGTCGCGGGCATTCCAGGTGTGATACCAACCGGTGAGGGTGGAGGAGTCGGGGGCTCGAAGGCCTTCAAGCTTGAACCAGGGGTTGGGCGTTGCAGTGAATTCACTGGTGTACCCCGGCTGGTGTGTGATGATCTCCGAGTCTACAAGCAGGAATACCAGCACCAGATCCCCGACACTAGGCGTCCCGCCGAGTGGTACAGTAATAGAGGTTGCCGCTGTTGCGGTTGCCGTTGAGGAGAATCTGATGCTTGGCATTTGGTTCCTAGGGCTGCGTGATGGTGATCGTGTACGGAACGTTGTCCACAGAGATCGGGCAATCTCCCGAAGTCACATGCTGCGTAACATTCAGAACAATATTTCCGTCATCGTAGGACGTGTTCGCAGGGGTTGCACCCTCTGCGTGCCAAGTACCATTAGTGTCAGTTTTCGTGGTGAAGTAGACATTGCTAAGGGTAAAAATGGTAGCCACAATCTTCCTTACGCACCGCTGTGGATAGACGAGGTTGTACGAACCTGGTAGAGTGCTGCCTGACGGTAGATGCTCCAACCGGCCACGCCGTACCAGCCGATCGGGCGAGCCCTCATCAGCTTGTCAACCACGGGGCCGATCACCACGTGGAACTCTTCCGAGGTGGCCTCCGCCAGTGCCTGCTGTCCTGCGAACAGGGTGTAGAAGACGCGGGTGGTGCCGCTCTGCCCGGACAGGTCCGTGAAAGCACGCGGGGTCTCAACAAAGTAAGCACCCTCGTACTCACCGATCTCACCGGCCCAGACAGAGCCAGGAGCCGAGTAGACGTGCGGGGCACGCCAGCCAGCAATGGTGCCGGTCTCGGAACGCAGGTCGTAGGAGACCTCGGGGTGGATTGCCGCCCAGTACAGAGAGCCCTTCCGGGGAAGCGCCTTGCCGGTACGGAGCTTGGTCACAGCGGCGCGGACGTCACGGGACTGCATGATGTCAGTTGCCGTGATGGAGCTGTTGGCACCGCCAGAGAGGATCAGGGATCCGCCCTGCTCACGAATGATGTTCGTACCGCCGACCAGAACGTTCAGCACCACAGCGTCGATGGAGTCAACCATGTTGAACGCAACGATGTTGGCGATAGCTGGGTCGATGTCGGAGAAGCTGAACAGATTCAGCAGGCGGGTGCGGAGCACGGCGTTACCGTACTCTGCGAGGGTGACGGACACGGTGGTCGGGTTACCGATAGCAACAGCATCGGGATCCACGGTCTCAGTCAGGGTGCTGGTTGCCTGCGACAGGTCATTGTACAGACTGAAGACGACAGAAGAACCCGGCTTGTCCTGCTGGGCAGGACGCTTGTCAGCAATCTCACGGTGGAGCGGCTGAGCACGTAGCTGGAATTCAACCAGTCGGTCATATGCAGTCTGGACAAGCGCAGCCACCGCACTGGTGGAGGTAAACGCGTTAGCCATGTTGGCTTAGTCCTTTTACATAGAGGCGAGGTTGACCCCATTTTTCTGAAGCAGGGCCAGAAGCTCAGCTTCTGCCCGTGCCTGATCCTGGGGGCCATCCATCTTGATCTGGTCCATTTGGGACTTAAAGTCCTGAACGACGCGGGAATCGTAGGCTTCCATGTCTTGCATGGTCTGATAGCCTCGCATCTCCGCATCAGAAAGCGTGGTTCCACGATCACTCGGAGTGTCGTTGACGGGCTGCGCACGCCCGAAGATCTCCTTGTTCTCGCTGTACCACTTGTCCACGGACTCTTCGTCCGTTCCTAGATCTGCCGGGTAGAACTTCGCCACTCGCGGATCCAGGCCACGACTGGTCAAGGCATTTGACAGCACAACACTTCGGTTCTGCTCCTGGAACTGGGCCATCTGATCCTGATACTGCTTGATCATCTTAGCCTGCTCCTTGATCTGCTTGCGCATGTTCTTCATGCCCTCGGACTCGTTCGAGTCTGTCCAGTCATTCATTCCTTGCTACTCCCATTTGAAGCCGCGCCAAGCCGGGGTTGCCTGACGGATACTTTGATATATGTAGTCCCAGACTGTAATACACGATCACGCTGCTGAGGTGGGCGTGCCGGGGTGGACCAAGCCGGATTCGAACCGGCAACCTGCTGCTTGCAAAACAGCCGCTCTACCAATTGGAGCTATAGGCCCGTGCGGCGGAAGCCGCTATGAAGTTTTTAGAATCCCGGTGCACCAGCAGCCTGCTGCTGGAAGGAGGATTTCTGAACGCCGGACTCACCCGAGAAGGCTGCGGTCTCCTGTCGCCCAAGCTGCTCAGCGGCGTACTGGGCTGCTCCGGACTGTCCGAGGTACTGCTTCTCAAGAGT